AAACCATACGAGAAAAATCCAAGACAAAAAAGAGATATTGAGAAAGTTGCAAACTCTATAAAAGAATATGGTTGGCAACAACCTATTGTTGTAGATAAAAATTTTGTAATTGTTGTTGGTCATTCAAGATACGAAGCAGCCAAAATTTTAAATCATGAAAAGGTGCCTGTTGTAGTTGCTGATATATCACCAGAAAAAGCAAAGGCATATCGTATTGCAGATAATAAAACAAATCAATATTCAGATTGGGATTTTACAAAACTTCATAAAGAATTAGGCGAATTATTAGATGTTAATTACGATCTTAGTCATCTTGGTTTTGAAGAAGCAGAACTTGAAAGCATTATTACATTTGATCGTGGCGATGGTGATTGGTTAGATACAAAAAAAGAATGGGAAGGTATGCCTAGTTTTGAACATGATGATTTATCGCCATATATGGCAATCAGAGTTAATTTTGTAAATAAAGAAGCAGTTGAAACATTTTTTAAGTTGATAAAACAAGATTATACAGAAAAAACAAAATATATATGGTTTCCTCGTATAGACAAAAATATTCTTAAAGACAAAGGGTATGTCACAGAAGAATAAACCACAGTTTCCCCTATATATACCTACCAAAGGTAGATCAGAAAGTCGCCTAACAGTAAAAGCTCTGGAACAAATGCAAGTTCCTTATCGTGTTGTTGTTGAAGAACAGGAATACACAGATTATGCAAGATATATAGATAAAAAAAATATTCTTGTTTTAGATAAAACTTACCAGAAAAACTACAATACCTGTGATGATTTAGGTATGTCAAAATCTGTTGGACCTGGTGCTGCAAGAAATTTTATATGGCAACATTCAATAGACGAAGGCCATAAATGGCATTGGGTAATGGACGATAACATAAAATGTTTTCGTAGGTGGCATAAAAATAAACGAATAAAAATTTATGACGGTGTTATGTGGCGTGTCATGGAAGATTTTTGTTTGCGTTATAAGAATGTAGCAATGGCAGGACCAAATTATACTTTCTTTGTGATTGATAAGTGGGGTGATAGATATGGACCATTCACAGTTAATACAAGAATTTATAGTTGTAATTTAATTCGTAATGATGTGCCCTTTCGTTGGCGTGGTAGATATAACGAAGATACTGATTTGTCTTTACAGATGTTAAAGGCAGGTTGGTGTACCATTCAATTTAATATCTTCTTACAAGAAAAAGCTAGAACACAAACAATTAAAGGTGGCAATACAGAAGAATTTTATGCGAAAGAGGGAACAATACCAAAATCACAAATGCAACAAAAATTACACCCAGATGTTTCAAGAGTCACATGGCGATATGGTCGTTGGCATCATTATGTAAATTACAACAAGTTTAAAAGAGAAAATCACTTAATTCTTCGTGATGATATACAGATACCAAAAGGCAAAAATGAATACGGATTGGTATTAAAAAAATTTGACAATCAATAAATCTTTCAGCATAAATATAGCAACCCACACTCTGGGTATAAGAGGTGAAAAAAATGACAGAAAAGAAATCGGTCGGCAGACCAAAAAAAGAACTAGATACAAACCTAATTGAAAAATTGGCTTCAATATTCTGCACAAATCAAGAAATATCAACCATTGTAGGGTGTCACCCAGATACTTTGGCAGATAATTTTTCCGAGCACTTAAAAAAGGGGCGAGATCAAGGAAAAACTAGCCTAAGAAGAATGCAGTGGGAAAAAGCACAATCTGGTAATACAACCATGTTGATATGGTTAGGAAAACAAATGTTAGGTCAAAAAGATAAACTTGAAACATCTGAAAATAATGAACCATTGCCTTGGTCGTATGATTAATGGGATTAACTAAACCTCAACAGACTGTCATTGATAGTAAGGCGAGGTTTAGAGTCTTAATAAGTGGACGAAGGTTTGGTAAAACATTTCTTGCGATTAATGAACTAGCAAGATTTGCAAGATACCCAAAAAAGAAAGTATGGTATGTAGCTCCGTCGTATCGTATGGCAAAAAATATTGTATGGAGTGACCTTGTTGATCGTTTATATAAACATAAATGGGTATCAAGAATTAACCATGCTGATTTAACAGTTTATTTAAAAAATAATTCTACTATAAGTTTGCGAGGGGCAGATAATGAACAATCACTTAGAGGTGTAGGTTTAGATTTTTTGGTAATAGATGAATTCGCTGATATTAAAGATAGTGCATGGTTTGAGGTATTGCGACCAACATTGTCAGATCGTAATGGACACGCACTTTTCACAGGGACACCTAGAGGTTATGGGAATTGGTCTTATAATCTTTTTTTAAAATCTGAAACTGATGAAGAATGGAATAGTTTTAAATATACCACATTAGAAGGTGGTCAAGTATCAAGACAAGAAATAGAACAGGCGAAACAAGATTTAGACGAAAGAACTTTTCAACAAGAATACGAAGCAAGTTTTGTCAATTATGCAGGCGCAATTTACTATAATTTTGATCGTAATATTAATGTTATTGACTATCAAACCATATCAAGACAACTACATATAGGCATGGACTTCAATATTGACCCTATGTGTTGTGTTGTAAGTGAAATAATTGATGACAGTGTTTATATATTTGACGAAATACAAATCTATTCAAGTAATACCCAAGAAATGTGCGAAGAAATAAAAACAAGATATGATGGATATGCAATTTATATTTATCCTGACCCTGCATCAAAACAGAGAAAAACATCTGCAGGTGGTTTTACTGATATATCAATACTTAAAAATGCAGGTTTTAATATCAGGGTAAGAAACAATCACCCATTGATACGAGATCGTATTAATTCTGTAAATTCAAAATTAAAGAACGCAAAAGGCGATAATAGTTTATTCATAGACAAGAAGTGTAAAAATGTTATAAAAAGTTTAGAAAGACAAATTTATAAGGAAGGGACAACTATTCCAGATAAAGATAGTGGCTATGATCACATGAATGACGCATTAGGTTATATGATAGAATATTTGTACCCATTACGCAGAGAATTTAAACCAAGTAGGCCTACGAGGTGGAGTTAATGGCTATTTATAGTAGAGAATTTTTAACACAAAAACACAAACATTACGAAGAAAAATTTAATGATTGGCATTTTCATTTAATGTCATATCTAGGTGGTCAAGATTACCAAAATGGCTATCAATTAAACAGATATATACTTGAAACTGATGAAGAATATTTAAAAAGGGCTGAAAACACACCTATTGACAATCATTGTAAAAATGTAGTTCAAATTTATTCGTCATTTCTTTTTAGAGTTCCACCAACTAGAGATTATGGAACACTTACAGGTGACCCACAATTACAATCTTTTGTAGATGATGCTGACCTTGACGGTAGATCGTTTGACAATGTTATTCGTGAAATGCAAATGAACGCAAGTATTTATGGTACTTGTTGGGCAATTTTAGATAAACCTGCAGTTCAATCACAATCAAGAGCAGAAGAAATACAACTTGATATTAGACCATACATTAGTCTTTATACCCCAGAAAATGTACTTAATTGGAATTTTGAAAGATCGTTGAATGGTAAATATGTACTTACCTCATTAACATTATTAGAAGATTTATTTGATGATGTAGCCACAATAAGAGTTTGGAACATGGAAGAAATCACAACATATATGGTTTCAGATTTTACAAAAGGTTATTCTTCATCAAAGCCAATATTGAAAGACGAAATGCCTAATCAACTTGGTAAAATACCTGCGGTAATTTTATATAACCAAAAATCACAAAGACGAGGCATTGGTATATCTGATCTCAATGATGTAGCAGAATTACAAAAAGGAATTTACAACGATTATTCAGAAATCGAACAACTTATTCGTCTATCAAATCACCCAAGTTTAGTAAAAACACCAGAAGTTGAAGCAAGTGCAGGTGCAGGTTCAATTATTGAAATGCCAAGTGATTTAGATAGTAATTTAAAACCATATCTAATTCAACCAAGCTCACAATCACTTGACGGAATTATGAATAATATAAATATGAAAGTAGAAGCGATTAATAGAATAACACACATGGGTGCAATCAGAGCAACAGAAGCAAGAATACAATCTGGAATAGCACTACAAACAGAGTTTCAACTTTTAAATGCAAGATTAAGTGAAAAAGCAGATTATTTACAAAATGCAGAAGAGCAAATATGGAAGTTATTTGCTGAATGGCAAGGCAAAGAATTTGACGGTGAAATAATTTACCCAGATAGCTTTAACCTTAGAGATTATGCTAGTGATTTACAGTTCTTACAAATGGCAAAAGCTAGTGGTGTTGAGTCCGATACATTCTTAAAAGAAGTAGATAAACAAATTGCAAGAGCAGTTGTTGATGATGACGAAAAAATTGCATCTATTGATAACGAGATAATGGCAAAAACAGAAAGTATTGGGCGATTTGCAACTGAAGAAATAGAAGGTGAAGAAATTGCCGAAGCGTAAAGTACCAAAAGATAAAAAAACAAAGATACCTAAAAAATATCTATCTGGTTTAAAAGGTGCAAAGAGATCACGAAGAGCATCATTAATCAAAAGAGTTTCTGCATTATATAAAGCAGGTAAACGAATTACGTTATCATTATTAAAATCAAGGACTAAAGCATAATGGTAAGAGCAAAACCAATATCTGCTAGTGTAAAAGCAACATTACAAAGAAAAGCAAAAGCATCAAAAAGATATACCTACGGAACATTGGCAAAAGTGTATCGTAGAGGTCAAGGTGCTTTCTTATCAAGCGGTAGTCGTAGAGTGCCTATGGCGGCTTGGGCAATGGGTAGGGTAAACTCATTTTTAAGAGGTAGTCGTAAGCACGATTTAGACCTACGAAAAAAAAGACGCAAGAAATAAAAGGTAAAACTGTTTCTATACAACAGTTTTGTAATTGGACCCACCAAGAACACAATAAAAATTCAATTTGTTTTTGTGGTAAATTTGCATCATTCGGTTTTAATTATAGATTTGGTATGCTAGAACTATTATGTTCGGAACATTATTTTGAAAGGATAGGTAATGGCACTTACAAAAAAACAAAAAAAACTACCAATGGCTCTTCAAAAAGCCATACTTAAAAAACAGAAAAAAAAGAAGGGAAAATAATATGCCTTACGGAAAAGGGTCTTATGGCTCAAAAACAGGACGACCACCAAAGAAAATGAAAAAGAAAAAGAAAAAGAAAAAATAATGGTTAAAGTAGCATCAATTAAAAACATCATAAAAGATTTGTCGCCAAGACAACAAAAAACCATGAAATCTCATGCTAGACATCATACCTTGAAACACATGAGATCAATGGCCAATGCTATGAAAAAAGGTGCTACTTTTAATTCTGCGCATAATAAAGCCATGAGATCGGTAGGTAAATAATGGCAGAATATAGAGGTAGGTCTGTTAAATTAAATAAACCATTTAGACTTTCTGCATCACAATCTAAAACAAAAAAATTTGGTGTTTATGTAAAAAACAAATCAACAGGTAAAATAAATAAGGTCACTTTTGGTTTTAGAGGTATGTCTATTAAAAAAAATATTCCTGCACGACAAAAATCATTTCTTGCAAGAATGGGTGGTGTTTTAAAACAAGTTAGAGGTCAAAAAACATTATCGCCTGCTTATTGGTCAATTAGAGCATGGAAAAAGAATTTTCCTTTATAATGAATGTCAAAACAAGCCATAATAAACAAATTAATTGATACACATGAAGAAAGAATAATTAGTGTTCTTAAAACTTTAGAAGATAGAATACGAGAAGAACTAACCACATTAACGAATGGTGGCAGTAATTTTAATACACAGTTTGCGATTTCATATAGACCAAAAATAAAAACATTAATACAGGGTGTTTTCCTTAAAGAAGCTGATGCAATCATAAAAGAATATGACCAAATTGTTATAGAATACCAAAGGGTTATTAAAAAGCTCCCAATAGATAATAAATTTAAAACATTACAAAAAACAGATTTAGAAGTTATTACACAGTTAAAATTTCTTTCATTTAGCGGATTTCAAGATATTGCCAATAGATTTTTAGATACAATTTCAAATGAGGTTTACCAATCTGCACTTATTGGCAGATCATTTAATGAAATGGTTAAAAATATTGCAGGTCAAATTAATGGTGTTTACCAACGCAGTAATGAAAATGCTATTAATAGATTAGTCGGATTTATTGAAAAAAATAGATATTCAGATAATGCGAATATTTTAAAAAGAGTTGCATTGGCAAAATCTACACTAGCAAGTAAATATGGTAGCGATATTCTTGGTGAGAATATGCGTAAATATGCAAGTTTATATGCACATGATAGTGTAATGAAATTTGACGGACAATTTATAAAATACAAGGCAGATCAAGCAGGAATTAAACAATTTAAATATGCAGGTACACGAATAGATACAACTAGAAATTTTTGTGCAAGAACTATGGGCAGAATTTTTACAGAGAAACAAGCACGAGATATATGGCAAAATCAAAGGTGGAAGGGCAAATCAGGTAATGACCCATTTATTGACAGAGGTGGTTATAGATGTAGGCATAGTTTTACTATCTATAATCCAGAGTGGGAAAACATACTTGAAGATTAGAGTTTTTTTATATATTCCTTAAATAATAACATAAAGGAGTTATCGACATGTCTGACGAGAATAAAACGGAACAGGTGGAAGAAATAAAAACAGAAACAGTAGAACAACCTACGGAACAACCAACAGAACAATCACAACCAAAACAAGTTGATATTGATAAGGTCGTTAAAGATAGACTTTATAGACAAGAACAAAAAATTTTAAACGATCTTGGTGTAGGCTCTCTTGATGATGTCAAAAGTGCTTTAGAAGAAAGAAGAAAGGCAGAAGAAGAACAGCAGATTGAACGAGGTAAATTTGACGAAGTCATCAAAAAGAAAACTCAAGAATATAACGAAAAACTTTCAAAATTAGAAACTGAACTCAAAAACGAAAGAGTTGATAAACAGTTAATCAATTCTGCTTCAAAGCACAAAGCAATCAACCCAGATCAAATTAAAGATTTAATGAAGGGTAGTGTGCAATTAAATAAAGACGGTAAAGTAGAAGTACTTGATAAATCTGGAACACCTAGATATAACAAAGACGGAGAACTACTAACTGTTGATGAAGCAGTGCAAGAGTTTTTAACACAGAACGCACACTTTCAAAGCGCAACTCCCTCTGGAAGTGGAAGTGTTGCAAATGTGGGTAAGTCAAATACGAATACGACTTTAAATATTTCGGACTTAGATATGACCAAACCTGAAGATCGAGCTAAATACAAACAGTATAAGCAAGAGAGGGATAAGGTCACTGTTATAAACCTAAATAAATAAGGAAAGATAAAAAATGGCAAATGAAAGCACAAGTAGTACACTTAGTGAACTATATACAGAGATCGTTGCCGAAGCTGAGTTCGTAATTCAAGAGCAATCTATTATGAAGAACTTGGTAAAAAATTACACCATTGCAGGTGGCGGAAAATCAGTAGAAGTACCGATTTATTCTGCGATTGCTGCAGCAGGTGTAAATGAAGCAACCGATCTATCAAACACAGCTGTAAATCCTACATCTGTGACTATTACAGCATCAGAAGTTGGTGTAATGACAACTCTAACTGATCTAGCAAGAAACTCTGCACCAAGAAATGTTGCAGCAGATATTGGTAGATTATTTGGTGAAGGTATTGCAAAGAAAATGGACCAAGACCTTATTGCATTATTTGACGGTTTCTCAGTTACATTGGGAGACGGTACAGGTGCAATTTCGGCGGCATCTATTTTTAATGCGGCATCTACACTAAGAGCAGAAGGTTTACCAACCAACGAATGTGTAGCAGTATTACATCCTAAAATCGCTTTTGATTTAAAAGCAAATTTGACAAATACTTTTGCAAACGCAAATGCAAATGATTTAGCAAATGAAGCATTAAGATCAGGGTTCATTGGACAAATTGCAGGTATTCAAATTTTTGAAACTTCAAATATGTCAAACACAGGCAACGCAGGTGATTACAAAGGTGCAATATTCCACAAAGATGCACTAGCACTAGCAATGATGCAGGACATCAAGATTGAAACTCAAAGAGATGCTTCTCTAAGAGCTGACGAGATTGTTGCAACTGCAGTATATGGCGTAGGTGAAATCCACGACTCATACGGAGTTGAATTACATTTTGACTCATCAATTCAGTAGTATAAAGTATGGGTGGGGGTATTCCCCCACCTATGTATAAAGGAACTATTATGGAATTAATTAAATTAAAAAAAGGCGATAAAATAATCACCAGAACTAGGTTTGATTATGAAAAAAATTTAATTCATTGGAAATTAAGAGGTTATGAGCCAATGGAAGATAAACCAAAAGAAGAAAAACCAAAAAGAACTAGAAAGAAAAAAGATAGTTAATGGCAACATCAGAATTTTCAGTCGCATTATCAGAAGTACAAAAATACCAACCAGATATTGCTGAATATGGGATTACAGATTTTGATAATCAATTACAGTTTGCAGAAGATGATGTTATTCGACAAATTCGTGAGGAATGGTGGGAAAGATATCGTCATACAGTAAGATACAAAGATATTACCAAAGTCACCACATTAGAACTTGATAGTTCAAAATTAACAAATTCACAATGGACTAGATGTGTTGTTTATAAAGCATTGGCAGAGTATATGTTTCCAATGTTAACCAAATGGAAAGACCCACAGGGTGGTGACGGACAAGACGCATTTCAAATACAAATTGATTTTTACAGAAAGAAATATGCAGAGGAATTTCAAGCAGTGCTTCGTGACGGTGTTGAATATGACGAAGATGGTGGCGGAACAATATCTGCTAGTGAAAAGGAACCAATTCATAGTTTAAGATTGGTTAGGTAGGAGGTTTTACATGTGTGAATTTTGTAATGGCGAATGTGTTTGTAGGTAATGTTATCCGTTAAAGATAATAGTCGTTTCTTTAAACAAGCACTTAAATTAAAATCTGATAGAGTTAAAAGGGCCATTCAAATAGGATTGGCAAATGCCTCTGCATTTCAAGTTGATGCAATACGAGAAAGAACAGAACAAAGAGGTAAAGATGTCAAAAATAGACCATTTAAACCTTATTCAAAAAGTTATATTCAAGCTAAAAGAAAAAGAAGAAACGATCCGTCAAATCAAGATACATCACCTAAAAATTTTGTTGATCTTAACTTTACAGGTAGAATGTTTAGTGCATTAACATTTACATTAAGACCAAGTCGTGGTGTTTTATTCTTTAAGACTGCACAACAGGCAAAGAAGGCATTTATACACAATACAGGAAAAGGTCGTATGCCTAAAAGAGAATTTTTTGGTGTTTCTGTAATAGAACAGAAAAAAATTAATGCAATTATTGGTAAAAGTATTAAAAAGGCTTTAGCATGAGTTTTAGAGAAAATATTGCCAATAATATAATAACTGTATTAGATGCAGTCACATCACCAATTGAATTTAAAAAAATTACTAGAGAGCCATTTAAAGTAGAAGCATTGGCTGACCCTCAATTCCCTGCGTTATATATTACAACATCTGATGAAACGAGAGAAGATTTTGCATTAGGCGAATATTCAGCAGGTAAAAGAGCAGGAACGATTGATTTTATTATTGTTGGATATGTAAAGGGTGCAGAAACTAATATTGATACCAAAAGAAATCAATTAATTGAAGTTGTTGAGGAAACCCTTGATACTGACAGAACAAGGGGTGGAAATGCAAAAGAAACTAAAATTATAGAAGCAAACTCTGATGAAGGTACACTTTACCCTTTAGGTGCAGTCAGAATTGTGGTAAGGGTATTTTATGAATTTACGAGAGGTACTTCATAATGGCTAAACGAATAAAAGTATTTATGCCAAGTGGAAACGGAAGTGTAGAAATTTGGGATAATGAACTTGATAATTTTCTTGCTAAGGGTTATAAATCTGAAGTAGAAAAGAAACCAACAGCATTCAAACCGAAAGTTGTTGAAACTAAAAAAGAAGAAACAAAGGAGCAATAATAAATGGCAACACATGTAGGAACAGCAGGTGTAGTTAAGGTTGGAACAAACGCAGTTGCAGAAGTGACAGCATTCAACATTGACCAAACAACTGATACAGTTGAAGATACTGCATTAACAGATACATCAAAATCGTATAAGGTTCTTAGAAATGACGCAACAGCAACTATCGAGTGTCATTGGGACGAAACTGATACAACAGGTCAAGGCGCATTAACTCAAGGTGCAAGTGTCACTTTAAATCTATATCCAGAAGGTGCAGATTCAGGCGATACCTATTACACAGGAACTGCTATCGTGACAAGTCTTGGGCAAGCAATTTCATTAGACGGTGTTATTTCAAGAACAATAAATGTTCAATTTTCTGGTGGCGTAAGCATTACAACAGTTTAATAAATGCCAAAAAAAGATTATCTGCAAGGCGCAGTAAATCACTTCAAACACCAAGAAATTAAAGTTATTGAAGTTGAAGAGTGGGGACTAACAGGTGATGACGCAATTTATGTTAAACCTTTTACCCTGTTAGAAAAATCTGAACTATTTAAGGACAATAACGATTTAACTGTTCTAATTGATATAATAGTTAAAAAAGCCGAAAACAAAGACGGTGAAAAAATGTTTGATCTTGAAAGTAAAATCAAGATGAAAAAATTTGTTGACCCAGATATTATTGGACAAATAGCAACAAAAATTATGGGAACCTCAACACCTAATAATGATTTAAAAAAAAAATAACTGACGACCCCAATCTTCGGTTTCATTTCTTCTTAGCCGAAAAGCTACACAAAAGTATAAGCGAATTAATGACAATGCCTGTTGAGGAATTTGATCTTTGGTTTGCATATTATTCTGTTAAACATGATGAAGAACAAAATGCTTTGAATAAACAAAAAAGCAGTTTAAAAAGAAGGTAATGTCTAGTCAAAAGTATATTGTTGAAATTCTTGGAAAAGATAAGACAGGAAAAGCATTTAAGCAGGTTCAAACAAATGTTGATAAGGCAAAAGAATCTGTAATTAACCTTAAAAATGTAATCATAGCACTTGGAACAGGTGCTGCGATTAGATCAGTAATAAGTACTACCGCTAAATTTCAAGATTTAAGAACTGCATTAACATCTGTCACAGGAAGCGCAGAAGCAGGTGCAGAAGCATTTAGTTTTATTTCAAAATTTGCAACACAAACCCAATTTGGTGTTGATGATTTAACAGAAACCTTCATCAAACTTAAAGCTGCAGGTATTACCCCTACCCAAGAATTATTAACTACATTCACCGATACTGCCGCCGTCACAACAGATCAAATTGGCTCTTTACAGGCAATTACAGATTTATTTGCAAGGTCTATATCTGGTGGTCTTGGATTAGAAGATTTAAACAGATTAGCGGACAGAGGTGTTCCTGTATTTAGAATATTAGAAGAACAGTTAGGTCTTACTCGATTAGAAGTTTCTAAATTTGGTCAAACAACTGAAGGAGCTGCAAAAGTAAGAAATGCTCTTGTAAAAGGATTAAATCAATCATTTGGTGGCGCAACAGCAGAAAGAGTAAAAAACCTATCAACCCAAATGTCAAACTTGGGTATTGCATTTACAAACGCACAAGATGTTCTTGGCCAAGGTTTTAATAAAGAATTAGGTAATGCTTTAGATGGTGTCACAGAATTTATTGTAGAAAATGAGGAATTAGTTAGATCAATTGGAGAGGGTTTAGGCACTGCACTTGGAATCGCATCTCAAGGTTTTAAAAATTTATTTGATAATGCAGAACTTTTGAGAAATATATTTGCAACTTTAATAGCATTAAAATTAGCAACAGTTCTTACAACCATTACAGTTTCAACAAAAACACTAACATCGGCTTTTGCAATTTTAAATCAGACAATGGCAAGAAATCCGTTTTTAATTATAGGTGGAGTTGCTGTCACAGCAATAATGTTATTTGGTAAAAAGTTAGAAGAATTATCAAATACAACTGACTTAGCAAGACAAATTCAAGAAAAATATTCGGAAGAACTAGAAGCAACAACAAAAGCAACCAATGATGCAAAGAAAGCAACAAAAGAATTTAATCAATCTACAATTGAGTCACTTAACCTATCAAGAGAAATTGTAGATAAAAATAGAGAAATAAATGTTTTAAGATTAGCAAACGCAGAAATAGAGAAAAAAATTGAAAAGTTTAAAAGAAGCAAAGGCACATTTGTTCAACAAATTGAAAACGCAGAAAAGGAAATAGCAACAAATGAATTATTAATAAATATTTTAGAAGATGAGATCAAAGTATTAATAGAAAAATCACGAGCAGTAAAAGATGACACTGATAAAACTAATGAAAATACTAAAGCTATTATTGATAATATCCATGCACAACGAGATCTTGGTAAAGAAATACTAAATGCAAGAAAAATATTTCAAGATTCTATTGCTGCCAATATAAGAGAATTTGACCCCGGTCGTGCTGAAATAGAATCAGAAATACAAAAACAAAAAACATTAGAAGATTTGAGAAATCAAGGATTTATTTCAGAAGAAAAATTTAGAAATTTATCTGAAATTTCACAAAATGAATCTAACCAAAGATTATTTGAATTATTTAAACAAGGTAAATTAGATGAACTTGATTTTGCAAGAATGTCAGAGCAAACAAAAAGATCAATTCTTATTTCATCTGGTCGTGATGTTTTGGCTCAATTAGCTCAAACTAATAAAAGAGCATTTCAAATTAATAAAGCCTTTGCTATTGGTGAAGCCATTGTTTCAACTCATCAAGGGGTTTCAAAAGGTTTGGCAAAAGGTTTTCCACTTGGTTATATTGAAGCAGCAATAACATTAGCAAAAGGTTTAGCAACTGTTTCAGCAATTAGATCACAAACATATCAAGGTCGAGCATTAGGTGGTAATGTGACCCAAGGTAAGCCATATATGGTTGGTGAACAAGGTGCTGAGTTATTTGTACCAAGTGAAACAGGAACTATTGTTGCCAATAAAGATTTAGGTCGTTCAACAAATGTTAATATAACAATTATGGCAAACGATACAGAAGGGTTTGATAATTTATTATTAAAAAGAAGATCAACTATTGTTAATGTAATTAATGACGCATTAAATACACAAGGAAAAGAGGCGCTAGTATGAGTGGAACTTACCCAACATCACCAACATTTAAAACATTAGGTTTTAGCTCTGAACAAAAGACATTAACATCAACAACCGATAGTGGAAAAATGTTTAGTGTTCAAGTAGACGGACAACGGTGGAAATTTTCCGCATCATATCCACCAATGGGTAGAACAACATTTGCACCCGTATATGCTTTTATAGTCAAACAAAGATCACAAAAAGAAACATTCCAAATAGTTCCGCCTGTAATATCTAGTGCTAGAGGAAATGAACAGGGAACTATTTTAGTGAATGGTTCACACACAGCAGGTGATACAACAATAGCAGTCGATGGACACCATAATAATTCAAATGGTGCATTTAAAGCAGGTGATTTAATTAAGTTTGCAAATCACAGTAAAGTTTACATGATTGTTGAAGATGTAAACCCCTCTGGAAATGCATCTACATTAACTATTGAGCCACCATTAAGAAGTGCGTTAGCTGATGATGAAGCAATTATTTATGACAATGTGCCATTCACAGTTAGATTAACAAATGACATTCAACAATTTAATACTGATGATTTAGACAAATATTTATTTGAAGTAGATTTTTGTGAGGCTTTATAATGGCTAGAGGATTATCTAATGCTCTTAAAACTGAATTAGCAAATCAAAATATCAAGCCTATTTTGTTGGTTGAAATATTATTTCCTACCCCACAGAGAATAACAAACCATTACAAAGATGTTTCTCATAATTCAAATACATATAGCGCTAGTGGTCATTTGTTATCTATATCAAGTAAGGCAGAAAGTGCAGAAATAAATGTTTCAAATTTTACAGTAAATTTATCGGCAGTTGATAATGTATTTACAGCAATAGTATTAAACAATAATGTTTCTATTGATATTGTGACCATTGATATTGGTTTATTGAATAGTGCAGATGCCTTAATAGATACATATAACTATGATAAAGGCTTTATTGAAAGTTTTAGAATTAATACAGATAAAGCAGAATTATCATTAATTTGTACATCTCATTTTTCAGATTTTAGTAGAATAGCAGGTCGTAGAACTAATGAGGGATCGCAACAAAGATTTTTTGCTTCTGATCGTGGTTTTGAATTTGCAGGTGCCACAGTTCAAGATATTAAATGGGGAAGGGCTTGATTGAAGAAATTATTGCCTTTTGTCATAAATTCAAACAATATCAAGAATATCCAAAAGAACTTTTAAGCGAACATATAAAACCAAGTATTGAATTAAACCAATTCAAGATATTTTATGATACTGAAATATATGGGTTTATTAATTGGGCTTTTCTTAATGATATTCAAAAAAATAAATTTATAAATCATGCAATGATTGACCAAACAAATTGGAAATGTGGCAATAATTTATGTTTTGCAAACTTTGTTTCTAGTAAAAATGTAAGGTATATGGTTAATTGGTGTAAAGATTATTTTGGTGGCGAACTAAAATATGATAATGCTATTTGGATAAAAGCATTTAGAAACAATAGAATTATGAAGGTTAGTAATAAATGGCAGAGATAATAAAACCAATACAACAAATAGTTCAAAAGGTTGTATCTTGGTTTATAGATATTCCCGAAATTCCAGATACACCAGAAGTTGAAGAAATTAGGGGAACTTTAATAAATAAATCTTCAAATAATGCACAAATCCCTGTTATTTATGGTGAAAGATTAGTTGGTGGTACTAGAGTATTTTTACAAACTAGCGGAACAGATAATACATACCTTTATGGTGCATTGGTTTTATGTGAGGGTGAAATTAATGCGATTACTGAAATACAAATAAATGATAGTGCAGTCACATTTTCTGGTAGTTTTGCACATGGTACAGAAATTACATCAAACGATTCACGATATGGAACAACAATAAAAGTTCAACCTTTTTATGGAACTGACGGACAATCAGCTTCAAGTTTATTATCAACATTGTCATCATGGGGAAGCAATCATAAATTATCAGGTATTTGTTATCTTGCATTTAGAATAACATGGGACGCAGATAAATATACAGGAATACCTAACATCAAAGTAAAAATTCAGGGAAAAAAGATTTCAACATTTGATAATTCAAGCAATGAAACGACAGGACAATACTCTACAAATCCTGCATTTATATTATTAGATTTTTTAAGAAATGAACGATATGGAAAAGGTATTGCATTAACTGAATTAGACATACCTAGTTTTTATACTGCATCAACGATTGCAGATAGCACAGTGACATACTACACAGGCACAACAGGTAAATTATTTGAATGTAATGCAGTTCTTAATACCAATAAAAAAATATTAGATAATATAAAAACCTTATTAAGAGGTATGAGGGGATTACTTCCCTATGTGCAAGGTAAATTTAAATTATTAATTGAAACAACAGGCACTGCTTCAATCACTTTAAACGAAGATAATATTATTGGTGGTATAAATGTTGAGAGTGAAAGAAAAGATCAAAAATACAACAGAGTTTTAGTAAACTTTGTAAATCCAGATAAAAATTATCAAGCTGATACGATTGTTTATGATACTGACCATGCAACTTTAAAAACAGCTGACGGTGGTTTTTTACAAGAGGGAAACATAACCCTAGATACAATTAATTCACCATATCAAGCACATGAGTTTGGCAAGATTGTATTACAAAGAAGTAGAAATAATTTAAAACTTGGATTAACAACAAATTACGAAACCTTAGATTTGGCTATTGGTGATATTGTTAATGTATCTTCAACCATTTTGGGAATGACAAATAAGGCATTTAGAGTTGGGGGAATGACCTTAAATGCTAATTTCACTGCATCTTTATCTTTACAAGAGCACCAAGACTCTTGGTACACATTTTCAACAATTTCAGAACAAGATACGATTGGTGATACGTCATTTCCAGACCCTTTTACAGTTCAACCACCTGCTTCAGTTACTCTCGATGATGAACTTATTCAATATAATGACGGAACTGTTATTGTTGCAATGAATATAACAATTGGTGCTTCCCCAGATCAATTTGTTAGAGAATACCAAGTAGAATACAAAAGAACTTCAGATGCAAATTTTATTGTACATAGCAAAGGAACAGTAGATTTGTTTCATAGAGTATTAAATGTTATTTCTGGTGATAATTATACAGTAAGAGTCAAAGCAATTAATTCATTGGGGGTAGAAAGTTCTAATGTTTCAGCTACCAGAGACATAATTGGTGAGATTGCTCCACCTTCCGATGTAGAGGATTTTTCAATTAATATTGTAGGCTCAGATGCTCATTTAAGTTGGAAGTCAATCCCAGATGCAGATTTGAATTATTATGTTTTGAACTTCACGACTGAAACAGTAAATCCAGAATGGCAGAATAGTTTTCCCATTGTTGCAAGAATATCAAGACCTGCAACTTCAATAACAGTTCCTGCACGAACAGGTAGTTATTTAATTAAAGCAAAAGATAAAAGTGGCAACTTTTCACCTAATGAAGCCATCATAACAACTAATATTACATCTATTGGTTCATTTTCTAATGCTGCAACTTCTACAGAAAACCCAAACTATACTGGAACAAAAACATCAGTAGTAGCAGTCGATAATAATTTAGAGCTAGACAGTATTGAATTATTTGATGCCAATACTACACAAAATTTTGATGACATCACCACAAGAAATTTTGATGGTGGCACCACAAATAATAACGTTCCATCAAGTGGAACCTATGAATTTGCTAATGTTATAGACTTAGGTAGCAAACAAACAACAAGATTAACCGCTAATATCACACAAACCACAGATGATAGAGACAGATTGTTTGATAAC